AATCACCACAAAGCTACATACCAACATCAAGACAGAGTAGCAGGTGTACTAACAGTAGAGAGTTGGATAAAAGAAGGTGATCAGGACAAGTCTAAAATGTATGGCTACGATCTACCAAATGGTACGTGGTTTGTCAAAATGAAAATAGAAAATAACGATTTGTGGGAAAAGATAAAAGCAGGTGAATTAAAAGGATTATCAATAGAAGGTTACTTTGTAGACAAAATGGAAAAAATGAGCAAAACAGTTACAGACGAAGAAATAGTAGAAGCATACAACGAATTAGTAAAAGAAGGTAAAATAAAAAAATAATTATGTACAAAAATTACGAAGACAAACTAAACACAATACTATCTAACGCAAAAGGTGAAAAGGTAGAGAAATATAGTTTAAAAGATATAAAAACTTTAGATAAATTAACAGGACAACTAAAAACTTTGACAGATAAATTAGATGACAGTAAAATTAAAACAGAAGTTTCGTCTTATGACAGGGTAAATCAATTATTAAAAGATGCTGAAGCACAATTAGACAGAGCAGAAGATTCTTTACGTATTTCAAAAGAAAAAATCCAAAAAGCAGAACAAGATTTTGCAAAAGACGAAAAAGCGTATTTAAAAGTTGAAAAAAAGTTTGACACAGCACGTAATAAACAAGAAAAAGCTGCACAAAAAGTTTTTAAATTAAATGATAAATACATTGCTGATTATAAAAAAGCAGAAAATGTAGCAGACAAATTAGAAGACGCTATATCTATTGTAGAAAAAAACGCAAAAAGTTTAGGTGTTAAAGTAAATGTATCACAATATGAAACTATCATAAATAACTTTAATAAAAAACAAAACAACCCTTTAAATAAAATTGACTTTGACTACTAAAATCAAACAACAAATAAATAATTCTATTATATACTAAAGACTTTAAAAATGGATTTAAAAAAACAAATATTATCAGCATTAGGTTTAGACAAAGAAGAAGAATTAAACCTAGAATTTCAAGCTAAACTTATTGACGGTACTATTGTCGTTTCTAAAGCAGATGAACTTGCAGAAGGCGTAGAGGTAATGATACTAGCAGAAGACGGTAGCACAATGCCTGTACCAGTAGGAACTTACGAAACAGAAGACGGTGTTGAATTTAAAGTAGAAAAAGAAGGTATCGTAGCATCAATGGAGAAAAAAGAAACTGAAGAAGAAGAAGAAGAAACGGAAGAAAAAGAAGAAGTTGAAGCAGTAGAAGAAGAAGAGATGTCAGAAGAAGTAGAAAACGAAAACTTTGACAAGAGCGCACTTATTGAAGAAATAGGTGTAGTAATTAAAGAACTTTTAGAAGAAGTAAGGTCAGACGTGTCAAGACTTTCAGCAGAACTTGAAGAAATGAAAGACATAAACGGTGAACTAACTACTGAAAAAGAGGAATTACAATCACAAATCGTAGAATTATCTAAAGAACCTGCAACTAAACCAGTAGAGGTTTCTAAATTCAACGAAACAAAAATAAAAACTAAACCTTATGCTAATATGAATAGTAAAGAAAGGTTTTTTTATAACTTAAATAAATAACAATTAAATAATAACAAAATGAGTTTTTCAATAACATCAAATTATTCAGGTGAACACGCAGGTCAGTATATTGGCGCAGCGTTAAAATCATCAAAATCTTTAGAGTTTTTGACTGTACTAGAAAATGTAAAGTTTAAAAGAAACATTACAAAAGTAGCTACGTCAGGACTTATTAAAGACGCAACTTGTGACTTCACAGACGCAGGTACACTCACGCTCACAGAACGTGTTTTAACTCCAAAACAGTTAGAAATTAACGTAGATTTATGCAAAAAAGATTTACTAGCAGATTGGCAAGCAGCACAGATGCAAGCAGGTAGACATAACGACGGTATGTCTGACGACTTTGCAGCTTTTGTAGTTTCTTACCTTTCATCAACTATTGCAGATTCAGTAGAAACTAGCATTTGGAACGGATTAGATTCAAATTCAGGTGAGTTCACAGGATTTATGCAAGCAGGTAACGGACACTTTGAGAATGACACAGCTATCGTAGAAGCAGATAACTCAGGTGGTGCAGCTACAGCGTTTTCAAATAGTAACATTGACGAAAACCTAAACATACTTGTAGACGCAATACCTTCAGCAGTATATACTAAAGAAGACTTATATATTTATATGTCAGTAGCGTCTTACAGACTTTACTTAGCTAATCAAGCAGCAGCAGGATACGAAAGACTATACAATATGGGTGAAGGTTTCAGACCAATGTTTAACGGTATTAAGATTGCAGTTTGTCCAGGTATGGTAGATAACAAAATGGCAGCAGCACAAGCGTCTAACTTATTCTTTGGTACAGACCTAGTTTCTGACCACACAGAAATCAAAATGTTAGATATGGGTGACTTAGACGGTTCTGACAACATCAGAGTAGTAGCTAAGTTTACAGGTGGTACGCAACACGCACAAGGTGCAGATATAGTAAGATTAGACTAATAATTAACTTGCAGTAAGAGAGGGTGTCAAAACCCTCTTAAACTGCCTTAAAACAATAAATATGGCTTGTGAATTAACAACAGGAAGACAATTAGATTGTAGAGACACCGTAGGTGGTGTAAAGGCAGTATACTTTGTGCAACACGCAGACGCAGCTATAAATGGTAACACAGCAGGTGCAGGTATTGAACCAGCATCAGGTACTATTACAGACTTAGATTTATCAGGTAGTGGTACAGGACAAGAGCTATTTAAGTACGAGTTAGTTAGGGGTACAGGTTCATTTACTGAGACTATCACAGGTAGTACAGAAAATGGTACAATATTCTTTGACCAGTCAGTAAACATTAAACTACACAAACTAAGCATAGCAGACAGAAACGAAATAAAACTTTTATCAAGAAATAAATTAATTGTATTTGTAGAATTAAATCAAATCAATACTTCAGGTAAAAGAGTTATAGTCGCTTTAGGTTTAGAGAATGGTTTAGAGCTTAATGCAGGTACTAACGCATCAGGTGCAGCTCTAGGTGACATGTCAGGTTCAGACCTTACATTTAGTGGACAAGAAAGCTACCCTGCTTGTATTGTCGCAGATTACACTAGCGTACCGTTTGACAACTCAGCGTTTACAGCAACAGTAACTACAACATAATATATGTTTTCATAAGTAAAGAAGGGTGGTATTTTACCACCTTTTTTTTTGTTTATAAAATAAATTAAAAGTTTTTCTATTATATAGTATGCAACACGTTACTTACGGTTCTACAGCTACGTTTAATGTCACGACAGAAGACAAAAGAATTAATAATAACGCTAACACTAATAAGACTAGGTTTTTATGTAAGTTTACTAACGACCTATCAGGCGCAGTAAAATACGCATACGGACAAAGTCAAACAATTAGAGAAAGGTATACAGATTTTACTTTGACACATAACACAACAGAAGACGTATTTACAGGTGCAATAAATTTTAAACCTTATGGATTTTGGAAGTATGAAATATTTGAGGTGACTTGGCAAAGTGCAAGTGTTACATTAGATTCAACACACGCACCTGACACAGAGACAGAAGTATTATCGCCTGCAAGCAATCAAAAAGGCGTAGTACAGGGTTTAGTAGAACAAGGCAAATTATTAGTAAGCGAAACAGTAGGTAGTGAGCAGGTAAAATACACACAATATACAGAAACAACAAGTACAAATTATATATACACAAATTAAATGGACACAACACAAGAATTATTATCAGAACAATTAGGTAAGGGTGGCGTAGAAATAGTAGTATCAGGCACAGGAGCAGTAACAGGTAAGGACTGTTACGCAGTATCTTTTCCTATAGAGACTGTAGTTACAAACTTAGACACAGGTTCTAACGTAACAGGTACAGATAGCAACCTACACCAAACATACGGTGCAGGCACTACATTATTTTTATCATTTACAGCTATAACTATTAGTAGTGGTTTAGCGTTAATATACAAGAACGACACACTCTAAATGTTAAAACTATCTAATTTAGAAAGTATAGGCAAACCTGTCTACAAGTTCCAAAACGAGCATAGCGTAGAATTTGATGGTGTAGATGACTTTATACAGTTAGTAGAACCTATAAGCTATACACAACACACTATAAGCACTTGGGTTAAAATTACTAATAGTGGTTCTAGTAAAACTATATTTGATTCAAGAGACGAAAATGATGACGGTATAAGAATATTTGCATCATCTGCAGAAGTTGTAACATACCAACTTAATACCTCTGATATTACTTCAGGTAGTGCATTAAGCGTTGATGAATGGCATCACATTGTAGCTACTTATGATGGTACAACACAAAAACTTTATATTGATGGGCTTTTAGTTGATAGTGCTACTACTACACAAGAAGTAAGCGTAACTACAAATGCAAAAATAGGTGCAAGAAACTTTAGCGACAGAGCAGTAGAGTTTTTAGGCAAAATAGACGAACTAGCAATATTTGACAGAGCATTAGAAGAAGAAGAAGTCACAAAGATATTTAGAATAAAGTATGGTGCTAACTTAGTACAGAACGGTAACTTTGATGAGTTAGGTAGTGAGTTAATTACAAATGGTGATTTTGCTACCGATAGTGATTGGTCTTTAACTAATGCTAGTATTTCTAATGGTAAAGTAATTGTAAATTCTACAAGTCCTGTATTTATAACTCAATCTAATGTAGCTACTGTAGGAAAAATTTACAAAGCAGTAATAACTGTTAGTGATTATGTAGAAGGTGCTTTAAGATTAAGACACCCTTTTACTGTAGGTGAATCAAATTTTACAGGAAATGGTACTTATGTTTTTTATGGTACTGCTACTGATTCTAGATTTGAACTACAAGGAAGATTTAGTGATCAAACATATAATTACAAAATAGACAACGTATTAGTAAAACAAGTAGACCCTAACGACAGGTGGACATTACCTACAGGTGGTACATTTGCAGATAGTAAAGTTGTTTTTACAAGTGCTAGTGGTTCTTTTTATCAAAGTTTACAAGTGTTTTCAGAAGGCACAAAAATAAGAGTTCATTTTACAGTAACAAACTATTCATCAGGTTCTATAAAACCCTTGTTGTTTGGTGGTAGTAGTTCTACTGGTGATACTGTAATAAGTGAAAATGGAACATTTACACAAATCTTGACAGCAGGTGCAGGTGTTAATGCAAACTTTGGCTTTTTTCTTACAAGCAACACGTCTTTAGAGCTAAGTAATGTAATGGTAGAAGAACAAAAATATGTAGCTACTAATCTTAAATTAAATTCATTACCTTACAGTATATCTAATCTTAGAAACTATTACAGAATGGGTGACGGTATATTAGACAAGTTCCCTTTTATAAATGATATGATAGCACCTAGTTTAGCTAACATAAGTACAACAAATTTAGTAACGCATTCAGAAGATTTAAGTCAATGGGGCCAAAGTAATGTTACTAGAACCTCTGGTTTTACTGCACCTGACGGTACTAATACTGCTTATAAATTAACTACAACAAGTGATAATGAAAATGCAGGAGTTCATATAGACGTGACAACTGTAAGTGGTACTACTTATGTTATGAGTGGCTTTTTTAAAAATCAAAATGTTACAGGAAAAACAAGTTTTATGGCTAGGGTATCAGGTGGTACATTATTTAGACGTTCTATATCATTTGATGGTGCAATAGCTACTACAAGCACTTATGCAAGTACAGGTACAGTAGACGGAATACAATTATTTGAAAAAGATAATGGATGGTATAGATTTAGTTTTTATTTTGTAGCAGACGGAACTACGACACAAGTTGAAGTAGATGTCGATAGAGAAAATGAAGCAGTAGGTAACGCTATATATTTTTGGGGTGCTATGTTAGAGGAAGGTTTTCAAGCTAGTGAATATATAAAAACAGAAGGTAGCACAGTTTCAAGGACATCAACAGTAGAAAATGTTTACGGTTCAATGATAAATATGACAGAAGCAGATATAACAAATGACGTACCAAGTTAATATGAGAAAATACGCAATATGTGACATAGAATTATTAGACGAAGTAGATGCAGAAGGTGAATTAATATTTGACTTTAGCAAAGTATTACAGTCTAGTAGAGAAACAATAAGAGTATCTAATGACGGATTACTATTTATTGCAAAGTGGAATGGTGAAACACCTTTATTTTTAAATGACGTTGATACCTACACACACGCAGAAATACTAATAGAGCTACAAGACGATAACTGGACAACAACAGAATAATGGAAAATTTAATTAACATAAACTTAGAGTACAGCACAGCACCACAAATACAAGAAGCACGTGGTAAAAACTGGATTGAGTATGGTACAGATGACTACAAAAACTTGTACCCACAATTTATTATTGATCTATACTACAATTCAGGTACTCATTCAGCTATAATTAACGCTACTGCACAAATGATTGCAGGACAAGACATAACTGCAAAAGAAACAGATAGTGTAGAGCTAAACGCAAAGCTAGAAAACTTCTTTAAAAACGCTAATAGTAAAGAAACACTACACGAGGTTCTTAAAAAATGTGCTTTTGATTTTAAACTACAAGGTGGTTTTGCTCTAAATGTTATATATTCTAAGTCAGGACAGGTAGCAGAAATATATCACGTGCCTGTAGAACGTCTTAGAGTAGGTTTACCGAATGCAATGGGTAGAGTAGACAAATATTATATTTCAGCAGATTGGAGCAACGTAAGGCGAAATAAACCACAAGAGGTTGCAGCATTTAACCCACTAGACAGAACGACACCTAGTCAGATACTATACACAGGTCTTTACAGTCCTAATATGGAGATGTACTACACACCTGATTATAGTTCAGCGTGTAACTGGGCGTTAATTGATCAAAAAGTAAGCGAGTATCATTTAGGCAACATTGAAAGAGGTTTCTCAGGTTCTTATTTTATTAATATGAACAATGGAGTGCCTACAGCAGAAGAAAGACTACAAATAGAACGTAGTATAGAAAAGAAGTTTACAGGATCAGGAAACGCAGGTAAATTTGTTTTAAGTTTTTCAGATAGTAAAGACAGAGCAGCAGAAATAACACCTATTGAAGTAAGCAACGCAGACAAGCAATATTTAGCATTACAAGAACTATTAGTACAAAACATAATGACAGGCCACAGGGTTACAAGTCCTATGCTCTTAGGAGTTAAAACAGAAGGTCAATTAGGTGGTCGTGACGAACTTATGCAGGCGTTTGAAATATATCAAAACACAGTTGTAAAACCTTACCAGGAACACATACTAAAAACAATAGAAAAAATACTATTAGTAAACGATATACAATCAGACTTACAAATAGTACAGTCTAGTCCTATTATGACTACTTTCACCGTTGAGGATATGCGTAATGTAATGACAAAAGAAGAGATTAGAGAAAAGCTAGGACTTAAACCACTAGAACAAGAAAACTTAGAAAGCGAAAAACTAGCTAAAGTAGGTGATATTGACGGTATGCCTGTTTATAGTACAGTAGAAGAAGCACTAATAAAAGCAAAAGAACTAGGTTGTAAAGGTTTTCACGAACACGAACTAAACGGAGAAAAGGTATATATGCCTTGTGCAAAACACGAAGACACAAAAACTAGAATGTCAGAAGAAAAATCAGAGCTAGATAAATGTTTAGAAGAATATGGTGAAGAAATAAGTGAAGAATGGGAAATAATTAACGAAGAAGAAGCACAAGACGAACTAGAAGACTTTGACTTTGAAAATGATTTAAACACAAATCATATAAAATTAACTAGTACAGGAAGTGCATATACTAACAGAAAGTCAGGACAAGATCAGACTACTAAACAAGAAAAGTATCAAGACCACATATATAGAGTTAGATATAGATATGCAGGTGCAAAAACAGGTGAAAGAGAATTTTGTAATAAAATGATAAAAGCCAATAAGGTTTATAGAAAAGAAGACATATTAGCTATGGGTAGACGTGCAGTAAATCCTGGTTGGGGTAAGGGTGGTGCTAACACTTATTCAATATGGAAGTATAAAGGGGGTGGTAATTGTAGACATAAATGGTTTAGAGTAATATTAGTACAAAAAGGTAGCAGACCTAAAAATAGTGACGAAGTGATAAGCTCAACAGAAGCTAGAAGTAGAGGTGTAAAACTACCTAGAAACGCACAAGAGGTTTCAGTAGCACCTAGAGATTTACCTAATAACGGATTTGTAAAAAAGAGATAAAATGAGTTACGTATTATTTATATCAGAAAACAAGTTAAAAGATTCTACAGCTATAGGTGGTAACGTAGATATAGAATTTATCTTACCCTATGTAAAAGTAGCACAAAAAAAACACATAGAGCGTGTATTAGGTACAGACCTTTTTGAAGCTCTACAAAGTAAAATTACAGGTGGCACGTTGTCAGGAGTTTACGAAACCCTAGTAGACGAATACGTACAAGACGCTTTAGTACATTGGGCGTTTTTTGAGTGTATACCATTCTTACGATTTAAAGTAATGAACAATAACATAGTACAAAAGACAGCAGAAAACAGTACACCATTAAGTAGACAAGAAGCAAACGACTTACGTGAAGAAATTAGAAACACAGCAGAGTTCTTTACTGAAAGGCTAATTGATTTCTTAAGACATAACAATAGTAGTTACCCTGAATTAAATACAAACACTAACGAAGACATATCACCTTCTAAAAATGCGTTTTATTCAGGTCTAAATTTAGAAAAGGTTAGAGACAGACAAGGTGATATTACATTAAGTGACTTTTTAACACCTGATCTAAATGAGTAGAAAGTATTACAAACCTAAACCAAAAAACGAGAAAGCACTAAAAAGCTATTTAAAAAATGAACGAGATAAAAGACACAGCACAGGTAGGACTAGCAAACGTTAGTGCAATAGGATTAAGTATGGCGCAAGTCAATGAGATGCTTACATTTGTATCTTTAGTTCTAGCAATATTATTTACAATTTATAAATTCACAAAGTACAATGCCTAAAAAGAAAAAGAAGAAGAAAAAAAGTATGTATTAATGACATACAAGTATTTTAACTTACAAGAGTTCGCAAGTCCTGACGAACCTGAAAGCGGTTTGCAAATGAATAGAGAATTTGTAGCACTATTAGACAAAGCACGTGATATAGTAGATGGTCAAATGATATTTAAAATAACATCAGGATATAGAACCGAACA